CTGGAGGCAGCTTAAATGGCCAGGCACCACACAAAGATTCCGGAACTGTTGGCGCTTATTCGCGAGCATGGTCCTGTGTCGCCGAATCGACTCACGGAGCTGACGGGCGATTTTCGACAGTCCATCGATAAGTACATCCGCCAGGCTCACGAAGATGAACTGATTCACGTCGCCGCATTCGAGCCAAGTCCTCTTGGCGGAAATCGCACCGTGAAGCTGTACGCCATTGGCGCGGGGAAAGATGCGCAGCGTCCGTATGTGCATCAGAAGCATCAGAAGCGTGCCGCCGAAAAACGCAAGCAGGAGCCGGTCAAGCTCACTGCGGAGCCCGCTAAAACTATCACCATCGTCATCAGCGAGCATATCGCCGTCGAACCCAAAAGCGGCGAATGGTCGCCGGAGGAAGATTCTATCCTTCTCGAGATCTATTCGAACCAGCGCGCCGTAAAACATCAGTTGAGCCGACTTCCGGGGCGGTCTTATCCGGCAGTCAAGGCGCGCGCCGCACGGCTGAAATTCGATCACAAGAAGCCGATAACTGACGGTTCGCTGTCGTGGATCAAGCCGGCGATCATCGCCGCACTATCGAAAAGCGGATCGATGACCGTTGCCGACCTCGAACGAGTTACGGGTGCGACGCGAGCCGGCATGAAGCCCGTTATAAGGCGATGGCGTGGAGTCGATTGGCATATCGCTGGATGGGAGCGCGTCGGGGTACATGGATGGATTCCGATGTGGGCTTTGGGAAATGAAATGGATGAGCCGAAGCCTCAACCAAAGAGCATGACTCAGGCTTGCCGGGAATGGCGCCAACGCCAGCGCATCGCTCAAGGGCGCATGAACCCCTTCGCGTCTATCGCCGGATTGGTGAGCATTCCAGAAGGTCAACGAGGCCGTGTTTTCCAGCAATCTATGTCTATCGAAGACGATGAATTGGAGTGTGTCGCATGAGCCCCGAATACACCAACCTCACTCCGCAACAGGTAGGCCGCGCTGCTGCAAATCTCAACATAAGCGGCACTCCCGAAGCGCTCATGGAGCTGTGCGTGTGGGCGCAACGCTCCGCCGACCAGGCCAAGCGCGATGCAGCGATGGACAGGATGGTTGCGGATGCGGAAGAGCTTGGTCTTTATAACGAACCGGAGAAAGCAGCGTGAAGAAACTGATTCTCAAGAAACTGTTGCGGGTTCATTCCAATGCCTGCTCGACGCCCTACTATCACCTGCACGGCTACATGCTGCGCGATTGGGTGATGGGCTATCGAAGCCCTGATCGGAACATGGATAACCCGATGTGGAAGTCGGGTTTCAAGCCGAAGTCGTCGGCGATCTACCGTCGGGTATGCCGAAACCTCGCCATCCGCGCTCACACGATCCTGCGCAGCGACAACGACCGTCACTTGCACGATCACCCGTCGTGGTCGCTGTCAATCGTGCTGGAGGGTGGCTACTGGGAGGTATGCGAGCCGACGGAATGGGCTGAGCGTTTCGGCGCGACCTACCGTCGAATCGTTGACGGACTGGACCGGGGAATGATCGACAAAGAAGACCGTTACGAACTCGATTATGTCGCACGGTTCGGCATTTACTGGCGCGGCCCTGGCGCAATCGTCCTGCGTCGCGCTACCGACTTCCATCGCCTGATCCTGCCGCGTGGCACGGTCGCAAAATCGATCTTCGCCATGGGCAAGAAATCGAATAGCTGGGGATTCCTGACGCCGAACGGAAAAGTCTACTGGCGCACATATCTCGGACTCGACAAGGGGCAGGCATGAAACCACAAATCATCGCCCTGGTGGGCAACGCAGGCGCAGGCAAGTCAACCGTCGCCGATTACTTGATCGAGTCGCATGGATATCACCGCGTGAAGTTCGCCGGTCCGCTGAAGAGCATGCTGCGCGCCATCGGACTCGACGACGAGGAAATCGAAGGTTCTCGCAAAGAACAGCCCTGCGATCTGCTGTGCGGCAAGACGCCCCGTCACGCAATGGTAACGCTCGGAACGGAATGGGGTCGCGATTTGATCGGGCCTGAGTTCTGGACGGGACTATGGGAAGAGGAAGTCTGCGCGCACCTGAATAGCGGACTCAATGTGGTTGTCGACGATTGCAGATTCCCGAACGAGTTGGCGGCGGTCAAGCGACGTCGCGGTGAGGCGTGGCATATCGTGCGGCCGGCGCATGGTGGATCGTCGCTTCCCAGTCACAGATCGGAGGGCGCGTTGAGCGAGTATTACGGCGACATGCGGACCATCGCAAACATAGGGCGGATTGAGGATTTGCATACCAAGGTTCGGCAGATCATGGAACTGGCGGAGGCGCTGTGACTGAAGAAGGCGAAATCAACATCTTCGGCCCGTTGAACTGGATCAGAGACAACGCCGAGGAGATGGCGCAAGCCAAGGCCGATCGCGTCCAGCTTGAGGAGTTCCGCAAGTCGAAGAAAGCGCTGTTGATGCGCGATGCGGAATTGAAGGGGCACAAGTCGGCCGTTTCGCAGGAACGCGAAGCGTACGCCCATCCCGAATACGTCGCCCTTCTCGACTCGCTGAAAGAGGCTGTAGAGCGCGAGGAACGGATGCGCTGGTTGATGGTGGCGGCGCAACTCAAGATCGAGGTGTGGCGCTCGCTGGAGTCCAGCCGACGCATCGAGGCGAAAACTCTATGAAGCGCTCACCAATGCAACGGAAAACCCCACTCCAGCGCAAGCCCTGGAAGTCCAGCGTAACCGACCAGCCCGACTGGCGATCAGAGTTGAGGTCGGGAGGGATTAAGCGTAAGGGTCGCCCCGCTGCGAACAAGGCTGAGAAGGCGCATATGACGGCGACGGCGGCGCTGACTTGTGTTGTGTGCCGCAACGAGGGATTGGGCGAGTCGCCGGCCGAACTGCATCACCCGCGGTTCCTGGCTGGCGGCGGGCAGCGCTCTAGTCATATGGACGTGATCCCGCTGTGCGCCTTGCACCATCGCCTCGGTTCATGGGGAACTGCGTACCACGCGGGCCCGGAAGAGTTTGAACGGCGGTACGGCACAGAAGCCGATTTGCTTGCGCAGACGAAGCGCGAGCTTGGGATTGAGGAACAAGAAACGGAGGTCGCCGCGTGACGGCCTACTACAACGAAATCGACCCGTATGCCGCTCAATGGCTGCGGAACCTGATAAAGGCCGGTCACATTGTCGCCGGCGACGTAGATGAACGGAGTATTGAGGATGTCCGACCTGACGACTTGCGAGGCTACACCCAATGTCATTTCTTCGCCGGCATTGGAGTCTGGTCATACGCGCTTCGCCGAGCCGGATGGGCTGACGATCGACCTGTTTGGACCGGTTCCTGCCCGTGCCAACCTTTCAGCCAGGCAGGCCAAGGAGCTGGGTTTGCTGACGAGCGGCACCTATGGCCCGCCTTCCACTGGCTCATCGAGCAGTGCCGCCCTCCAGTACTTTTTGGCGAACAGGTTGCAAGCAAGGCTGTCGGTCCTTGGCTCGACGTTGTTCAAACTGACCTGGAAGGATTGGGTTTTGCCGTCGGGGCGGTCGCTTTCCCGTCTGCGGGCGTCGGTGCTCCACACATCAGGGAAAGAATCTACTGGTTGGCCGACGCCGCAGGCTTCGGACTCGACGGGCGGAGGTCAGGCGAAACGCGCAATGGGCGAGACACGGCACGGGTCGAATCTGAACGACTTCGCTCTTTTGGCTTCGACGCACTGTGGCGCCCCGAGTACGAAGCCCATGAGACTAACGGCTTTTGGAAACATGCTGACTGGCTGCGCTGCCGGGACGAAAAGTGGCGGCCAGTTGAACCCGGCACATTCCCGCTGGCTGATGGGGCTCCCGCGCGAGTGGGACGACTGCGCGCCTACGGCAACGCGGTCAATGCGGAAGCGGCGACAACGTTCATAGAAGTATCAATGGAAACTTTGGAGGCAGCATGATCGACATCGACGCACTCGAAACGCTGGTAAAGACGGTTACCAGTGGCGCCGCAGCACAAAAGAGCGCAGACCCAGTGATTCGCAACATGGGGAGGCTCGAATTTGACGACGCCTGCAAGCAGTATCTGCGCGCCACCAACCCCGCCGCAATCCTCGCCCTTATCGCCGAGGTGCGGGCGTTGCGGGAGGATGCCGAGCGCTATCGGTGGGCGATCGCATACGAGGACAACGCCGAAATGCTTCTGGCCGCCGTGATGAACAATGCGCCGGACAAGAAAGCGATATCGGCAGAGATCGACGCAGAGCGAGCCAAGGAGAAAGCATGACCAACATCATTAATCGAGTCGCAGCATTCGTTTCCGACCCGCTCAACGTACTGATTTTCTTCTTTCTTTGGGTCGGCGTCGCGCTGGTCGGGACCGATGGCTATTGGGATACCAAGGGGCTCATCGTGGCACTGATGGCGATACCGGCGTTCCTCGGCTACAAGATCGGGAGGCGCAAATGATCTTCTTCGCTGGCCTCGCAACGGGATTCCTTCTCGGCGGGATAGCGTTCGGGATATTCGCCCTACTCCTCCTCGTGCACAAGAGGGCGCCCGGCATCACCATGAACGCACGCAAGCCAGTAGACGTCCCATGCCAAGAGCGAAAGTATCGCGGGAAAGAAACAACGGTTGTGGTGCCTTCGTGGGAGAGGGAGGAAGTCGGCGGGATCGATTATCGCTTCATGGGCGTGGGTAACGAAGAAGTCTGAGAGTGTTGTTCTGGCGCGCATATACAGGATTGCAACGCAGAGGAGGGTTGCTTAAAAGAAGTGCAGAAGTGCGACATGTTTCCGTATCAAGCACTCCACAACAAGAGAGGAGTGCTTAAATTTATGGTAGTATGTTGACAGTTCAATTCGAGGGGCGTATATGGGCAAGCAGTGGTTGTCGATGAGTCAAGAGGAAGTGAAATCATTCTTCGAATACGACCCCGCGATTGGGAAATTGCGGTGGATATTTCATCCCGACATGGGCGTTGCATGGAATGGTAGGAACGTTGGGAAGGTAGCCGGGTCTGAGGACAAGAGGGGCTATCGCCAGATTGGCGTTAAAGGTACCAAGTACCTCGCGCATCGCCTCACATGGATCTACTTCAACGGCGACATACCGGAAGGTCTAGACATAGACCATATCAACCGAACTCCATCTGATAACCGCATCGAAAATCTTAGGGTGGCGACTCGGAAGGAGAACATCCAGAACACCAAGCCGCGAACCGTGGCCAATCCGAGCGGCTATCGAGGCGTCCTTTGGATCGAGCAATGCCAACGGTGGCGTGCGTCGATCCAAGTTAATGGGAAGCGAAAGTATCTCGGTCATTACAAGACCGCAGAGGAAGCCGCCGCTGCGTACGAGAAAGCGGATCAAGACCTTGGCGGAGGCTTCCAATCCCGCTTTGACGTGAAAGACGCGGCCTAATCAAAATCACAACGGGGTTAGCGATGGACTTTGAGAATCTTGATGAACGCCTGAACAACTGGAGCAAAGTAGTCCGCTCTCCCCGCTTCCAATCCGGCGAGTGCGCGGCTTGGGCAAAGTGGTATGTGGCGCTAAGAGATTCTGGCAAGCCCACGGATGCCCCGCCCATGACGAAAGATGAATGGGACGGGTGGCTTGTCGAGAAAGCATGGACGATGCTGCCCAACCATATTTCGAAGTGGACCCTGAAGTACTCGTACGTGTGGAACATGTCGCCCGAGCAAGTTCAAACCAGGATGCGCAAGACGCACAACGCAAATCTTCGGGGCGCGAAGTTCGATGTGGTGATGGCGAGGGCGAAGTCGGACCTTCGGAAGAACATCGCTTCACTGACAGCCAAAAAAATCTTGAATTTCGTAGCAAAAGATGCTTGTAAACCTGAAACGTGTGATTTATAATCGG